CGATATCGTGGCGAGGCTGGGCCGCAACCTGAATCAGGTGGAGATGGCGCGCATTGATGCGCTCCTCCGCGACGGCTCCGCGATTATCCGGCGATACTGCCGGCAGGACTTTAGCTGGAGCGTGGATGACGTTATTGAGACCCATGCGGATGGCGGCATAATCGTCCTTCCGTGGAAGCCTGTGGCGTCAATAGATGAGGTCCTCGCGCTCTCTGGGGTTCCGGGAATACCCGACATCCCGGTGACCTGGTTCCATTTCGATGAGGTCGATACGATCACGGTTATGAACCCGTCCCAGTCGGGGATTATCAACCTGCCGGAAATGTGGTATGAGGAGACGTTCTGGTGGGGCGGGAGCTTTCGGGTAAGGGGCACGCACGGGTACGTCGATATCCCAGACGACGTTACGGCCGTCTTGTGTACGGCCATTATATCGGAGCTATCGACTCCGACAATGTCAGCGACGCTCGCGTCAGAGTCGATTGGAGCCTATTCCTATTCGATGAGGCGTACCTCTGGGGCAGGGCTCCGGGCTGCCCTAGAGGACGCTGGAATGAAGACGGCTCTCAAGGATTACCGAAAGAGCCAGGGAACGATCAAGGTTAGGTTGTTATGCCGACATTCCCGTTCGGCAAGACGGTTACAATACGGAGGCGGCACGTCTCCGGCCGGGACGATTACGGCAATGACGAGTACGCATTCGTGGAAGAGAATATCCCGATGTGCGTAGTCCAGCCGGGAGGCTCTAGCGAGGAGACGGATTTTGCTGACCGGGTCACGGATGGTATAACGGTGTTCTTTCCTTACGGTACGGATATCAGCTACATCGACTCTATTGTCCTGGATGGAACCGAGTATGAGGTTCAGGGAGTGCCGCAGGAATGGCGCTCCCCATTCTCCGGTAATACCTCGCCCATTCAGGTAAGCGCAGTAAAGGTGTCTGGGGTGTCATCGTGACAAACGCAACCTTCCGTCCGGACCACGCCGGAGTCGGCCGTATGCTCCGGGCCGACTTTATGGAGCGGGCTATGCGGGATAGAGCGGAGCTAATCCGGGCTCGCGCGGAGGCTATGGCTCCCGTTAGCCGAGATGAGAAGGACCCGCATCGAGGCCGGTACAAGGCGAGCTTCCACGTCCGGAGCCATTCGCGCGGAGGAGCGACTAAGGACCGTGCGGAGGCTATTGCCTACAATGACGCCCCAGAGGCCATCTTTGTTGAATTCGGGCATCGCGGCCGGGAGCCATTCGGCATCCTGAAGAAAGCAGCATTCGGATGAGTCAGAGTATTGTCTCCGTATTCCCGGACATCGAGTCCGCGCTACTCTTTGCGCTTGTCCCGCTAGAGCCGGATATCCGTTTTGTTACGGTCCTCCCGACCGGCGATCAGCCGGAGATAGTCGCGAGGATTCACCGCATCGCCGGAGCGGGCCGGGATATCTACATCGACCGGCCTATTGTTGATATCGACGTATTCGGAACCAAGGCTGACGTCGGCCTAGTCTCTGATGCCGCGAGGAGGATACAAGCTCACATTCTGTCATTCGCGAGCACGATCGTATCGAATGGGGTGATACAACACGCCAATACAATAGCCGGGCCACGGCCGATCCCGGAGCCCAACCCGGCATACGTCCGCTATTCCGCAAGCTATGAAATCCAGATTCACGCTTAGGAGCGAATGTGACAACTCCAGTCCCGCAGAAGGACAATCAGCTACTCTACGCCGCAGGCGATGTTATCGTATGGGCCGGTCCTCCGAATGCCGGCTCCCCTACCGCGTTTGAGGATGTGGACTCAATCGCCTCCGGCTACGTCTGCCTCGGCTGGGTCGATACCTCCGGCTACATTTTTAAGCTGGATGAAACTGTTAAGGATATCCCCGCTGCGGGTACCCTTACGCCCATCCGCACGATCCTTACCGGAGGCTCTAAGAGCGTCCAGGCCAACTTCCTAGAAGGTCTCAACCCATACGTCCGGGCTCTCTATGACGACGTTCCTATCTTCCCGCTCGCGTCCTCGCCGCTCAAGCCATCAACGACGGCTCCGCATGTAGCGAGCTACGTCATCCCGGACCCGCCAGACGATAACCGCTATGCGCTGATCTTCGACAGCGTCGATGGCGCCAAGTCGATGCGGCTCTATGCGCCATTCGCGAAGGTTACCGCTCGCGGCAACGACCAGGTTCAGCAGGCTGACGTCGAGAATATCGACCTGACCTGGACCTTCTATCCTGGCGATATCGACGGCGAGCCCGGAGTCGCCAAGCGGCTTATCGACTACGGCATGGACATGGCGGATTACTTCGCATGAGTGCCGACCTCCACCCGGCCGGAGAGCCGGAAGATGAAGATGTTGACGTTGACCTAGACCTTATATCAGACGTCCTCCGGACGGAGGCCGTAGGCGATCCTACGACCGTCCGGATAGACGGCAAGGTCATCCACGTCACCCACGCCAATGACTGGTCCACATCTGCGATGCGGGCTGCGTCGAGAGGCGACTGGGATGACTGGGCTCGCGAGGTAATCCCGGACGATGCCGAATTCCAGATCTGGGTAGGAGCCGACCTCCACAACTACCAGATAGAAGCGGTGTTCGCCCAGTGCGGCCGGAAGGCTAGGCTGAATCAGGGAAAATCACAAAAGTCCTATGGCTCATCGAGGCGTTCCCGGAGGAGATAGAGGCAGACTTCCACCGCTATTACGGCCTTGACCTAACCGACTTCTTTAGGCCGGGTGGTACCTGCGGCTGGAGGAAACTCCTCACCCTAGTCGATAAGCTCCCTCCGGAGAGCGCGGTCAATACCGCAGCCCGGAGGCAGGTCCCGGAGGACGAGATAATGGGAATGGCAGGCGATCCCGTTAGCTCTCCATGGAGCACAGTCGAGATGCTACTGGCTCAGCTTATTGATGAGGTCCGGAGTGTGGGATGGATGTATGCGACAAAGAATACCGGGAAGACCATTCCTAAGCCGATGCCGGTTCGCCGTCCCGGTATAGCCCGGAAGCACGGAAAGTTTATCAGCCTCGCTTCCGCGCGGAAGCTTGATCCTCGCCTCCGGAATATCCCGGACGAGGAAGCGCAGGAAAGACTGGATAGGATGACCGGCCGTGGCTAGAGAAATCTTTGTGGGCTCGGTTGCCGTTGGCGTAGTCCCGGACGCTCGCGGCTGGAACCGTACGCTCCAGCGGGAGCTTGTGCCTAGCTCCGGCCAGGTCGGTGAAGAGGTCGGGCAGAATATGTCCCGGCACATTACTGACAATATGCGGAAGGCCGGAACGGAATCTGCAGGGGCATTCTCTGATACCTTTCAGAAGCGGCTCCGGGCCGCACTAGAGAAGCTTCCCAAGGCAAAGATAGACGGCGACTCGACGGCTGTCGACCGCAAGGTTGAGGCCATTCGGCTTAAGCTTGAGGCTCTATCCAAAAAGAAGATCGGCATCGATATGGATGCCGGAGCCGCGATGAAGGAACTGGCAGTCCTTGACGCGGAGCTAAAGGCCGTCGCGCACGAGGCCGGTAATATCGACGTCAAGTTTAATACGCTAGAGGCTCGCGCTCAGCTAGCCCTGCTAAAGCACCAGGCTGGCCAGGCCGGCCAGGAGAGCGGGCTAAGCCTAGGAGAGCGGATGCTAGGCGGAATCGGGATGGTCGGCTCCGGAGCCGGAGCACCCGGTGCAAGCGCTGGGGGTGGGGTCCTAACGAGTCCGTTCGGCCTCGCGATAGCCGGAGCCCTAGGACTCTTCGCGCTCCCGTTTATCGCGGAGGCAGCGGCCGGAGGTATTGTCGCGGCATTCGGTGGCGCACTCGTCGCGATGGCGATCCTTGGCGCCAAGGACTCACCCAAGGTCAAGAAGACTTTCACCGACCTTAAGACGAGCGCGACTAAGGACCTCAAGGAAATAGGAAGATCGTTTGTCCCAGTCCTAGAGTCCATCCTGACTAATGCCCGTCGTACGATGGATAAGCTCACTCCGGTATTCTCGCATGCGGCGCAGACTATCTCCGGGCCGTTCCAGCGGTTTGCGGATACGTTTATTAACTCATTCGCGCAGCCGGACGTACAAAGGTCGATCCAGGCGATAGCTACGGCCTTCGGTAGGATGCTTGATGCTATTACGCCGCAGGTCTCTAGCTGGATGCGCGAGATAGCCCAGGCTATCACGCAGATAGCAAACGTAATAGCGCAGCATACTGACGCATTCGCGAAGCTCGTCAACTTCTTTGTTCAGCTATTCGTGGTTGTCCTCCGGGCTATTGTCGTCCTTACACAGCTCGCCGTATATATGACCGGGACATTGTCCCGGAACATCCATTCAATGGCGAGTACCTGGAACAATATCACGGCCGGCATGCAACTCGCCTGGAGCGACTTCGCAAACTTCATTCACCGTTCCTGGTCGGCATTCATAAACTTCTGGGTACTGGCCGGGCACCAGCTAGAGGCGGCGTGGAACCGGACCTGTAGCGCCATTCACCGGGCCTGGGGCGATACGATGAATTTCCTTCACCGCGCCTGGAGCGACTTCATAAACTTCTTTGTGGTAGGCGGCCACAATATCGAGGCCCACTGGAATCAGGTCTGTGGGAATATCCACGGCTACTGGAGTAACACTGTAAACTTCCTCCATCAATTGTGGAGTAACTTCATAAACTTCTGGGTGTCGGCCGGACACCATATCGAGGCCACATGGAATTCGGTCTGTGGGACAATCCATAATGCCTGGTCCAATACGATTAACTTCCTCCATTCGTCCTGGAGCAACTTCGTAAACTTCTGGGTATCAATAGGCCACAATATCGAGGCGACCTGGAATAACGTCGTCGGCTTCATTATCCGGATATGGCGTGACGGAGTACAGTTCGTCTCGAATGCCGTTCACGGAATGTGGAACGTTATCCACGACGTATTCGGCCGTATACTCCAGGCGGCCTCGTGGGCGTTCGGGTGGATTCCGGGAATCGGCCCGAAGCTCCAGCAGGCCAACGCTCAGTTCAACGGATTCCGGGACCAGGCTAATGCCTCGCTCGCGGGTATCCGGGACAAGACGGTTACGGTAAACGTAGTCCAGCAAATGACGCAGAAGGTTAATGCGACCGCTGCGGCCCAGGGCCGGTTTAGCCCAGGGAGCATAGCGGGCCGTCTCGCGAGCGGCGGCATGGTTCCCGGAGG